GAATCTCCTGATACTTGGTTAATTCTTGATTGCTATAGGGCATTAAATCCTACTGATTTTGCTGGAGTTTATAATGATTCCTTCTTAAAGAAATATCTAACTTCTTTAATTAAAAGACAATGGGGTCAAAATTTAATTAAGTTTAGAGGAACTAAATTGCCTGGTGGTATTGAATTAAATGGTAGGGAAATATATGATGATGCTGAAAAGGAATTAGAAACAATTATTTCTAAAATGTCAACGGATTATGAGTTGCCACCTTACGACTTTATTGGTTAGGGGGAAGTATGGCATTAAACCCGTTTTTTCTTCAAGGCTCTCAGAGTGAGCAAAGACTTGTTCAAAGTTTAATTGACGAACAGTTAAAAATTTATGGTGTAGAAGTAACTTATATACCAAGAAAATACGTAAGAAAACAAACTGTTTTAAAGGAAGTACAATCGTCTGTTTTTGACGATAATTTTTTATTGGAAGCATATGTAGATACCTATGAAGGATATGGTGGTCAAGGTGATATAATGACCAAGTTTGGTGTTAGTTTAAAGGATGAATTAACAGTAACTATATCCAAAGAAAGATTTGAAGATTTTATATCTCCATTTTTGGACGCTATGCCTGATGATGAGATTGAATTAGCAACTAGACCTCGTGAAGGAGATTTAGTTTATTTTCCATTAGGTCAAAGATTATTTGAAGTTAAGTTTGTAGAACATGAAAATCCTTTTTATCAATTAGGAAAAAATTATGTTTATCAACTCAAATGTGAACTCTTTGAATATGAAGATGAAGTTCTTGATACCGATATTGAAGCAATTGATACTCAACTCGAAGATCTTGGATTTATTACTACACTTAATTTGATCGGTACTGGTGCTACTGCTACTGCTAATGCTGTATTAACTCCTGCAAATAAAGGATATGTTAGGCAGATATTTTTGAATAATGATGGAAGTGGTTATTCAACACCACCAACTGTTGCTATTTCAACTGCACCGTCAGGAACAGGAAATGCAAATGCTACTGCAGTTGCTATTACTACTCACAGAGCTGGAATATACTCAATAGATCATATTACATTGGTTAGTCCTGGTGCTGGATATACTGAAACACCAACTGTCACTATTACTGGCGGTGGTGGAATAGGTGCTGCTGCTACTGCATACCTTGAAAGTGCAGAAAGAGGTATTCTATCATTTACTATGACGAATAATGGTGTTGGTTATGCTAAGACACCTACTGTAACTGTTACTGGTATTGGTAGTGATGCATATATTGGAGTATCTTCTATTGCAGTTGTTGAACCTGTAATGAGCGTTAATAATACTATTAATTCTCTAAGGTTAAGAAATGCTGGTGTGGGATATACTCAAACACCAACTGTTACTATTTCTAATCCTGCAATCTATACTGGTGTTGGAAACTTTGAATTTAATGAAATAGTGGTTGGAAAAACTTCTAAAGCACAAGGAAGAGTTAAAGAATGGGATAAGGATACTAATATTATTAAAATATCTAATGTTGGTATTGGATCTACAGTTCCATCTGGATTCTTAACTGGTGAAATAATTCAAGCAACAGAATCTACAGTCTTTAATACTGTTGTAAGTACAGCTGGAACTATTGGTATTACCACTACAATAATTACTGGAATTACTACTTCAAACATTGTAGTTGGTCAACTATTAAAACCAACTTATATTGGTGTTGGAAATAGTATTCCTGTTATTGGTGCAGCATCTACAGTTACTTCTGTTGGTGTTGGAACAGTTTATATCAATCCACCTTCAGTTAATACAATAGTTGCAACTGGTGTAACAGTTTCCTTTGGAGCAACTGAATTCTCTAATTACTCAGTTAAGTCGTATGTTCATAAAGATACATATAGTGAATACGACAGTAATGACGAAATTGAAGATCTGGCAGACAGTTTCTTAGATTTCACTCAATCTAATCCATTCGGTCAGGTATAATGTTAGGAACTTATTTTTATCACGAAATTCTAAGAAGAACTGTTATCTCTTTCGGTACAGTTTTTAATGATATCCATATTCGCCATAAGAATTCATCTGGTGGTGATATTAGTGATATGAGAGTTCCATTGGCGTATGGACCAATGCAGAAATTTTTAGCAAGGATAGAACAGCAACCAGAATTAAATAGAGCAACTCAAATTACATTACCTAGAATGTCATTTGAAACAACTGATATTTCATATGATCCTACAAGAAAGGCGAGTATAACTCAAACATTTAAAGCATCAGATGGAACTAATCTTAAAAAGGTTTATATGCCTGTTCCATATAATGTTGGATTTGAGTTGAATATAATGGTTAAATTAAATGATGATGCATTACAGATTGTAGAGCAGATACTTCCATATTTTCAACCTTCCTTTAATTTAACTGTTGATTTAGTAGATTCAATTGGAGAGAAAAGAGATATTCCTGTAGTATTAGATAATATATCTTTTGAGGATGATTATGAAGGAGATTTTTCACAAAGAAGAGCATTAATATACACACTTAATTTTACTGCTAAAACTTATCTATTCGGTCCTATTGCAGATACTACAGATGGACTTATTAAGAAAGTTCAGGTCGATTACTATAGTAGTATTGATAGAGAGACTGCAAGAAGACAGTTAAGATATACTGGTACTCCTAAAGCACTTCAAGATTATAATGATGATAATACTACTGTATTGAAGGCAGATATAAGTAAGTCTAAGACTAGAATTGAAGTTGGTGATAGTGGTCCATTAGTGGTTGGTGGTAGAATTATTATAGATACTGAGATAATGAAAGTTAAAGAAATCGTTGATGCACAAACTATTGTTGTTTATCGTGGATATGATAATACCGCAAAAGCGACTCATATAACAGGTACATCAATTGATGCATTAACTGCTGCTGACGATATTTTAGTAGAAC